CCAATAGCATTCATAAAGTCATAGAATACCCTGTACATTTTAACCCCATGCTTTGCGCCACTCAGCAGTGCGTAGTCCCAAGCTGCTTGTATTTCTTTCTTGCTCAGGTCTTTATTGTAATTGAGACTCATATCTTCATCCTCAAATATTTCTGTGAGATTTTATCTGCCTTGCTCTCGCATCTGACAATGGTAGTGATACCCCACTCTTCCTTGGGTTTGCGCTCACCGTTTGCCCACATATGGCAGTCACTTACTTCATGTGCTCCCCTGATACGGCCTCTCATGCTACTGGCAACAATGCCTACTGCTGCTCCCAGTTCATGCAGGGTGTATGACTCGCCTTTAACCAGACCCAGATCAGTGCGATCACCGACCCACTTGATAAACTTTGTGTTGGGATGGTCACGGCCTGCGCCCATTGGGGTTTCTTTCATCTCGTATTTTCTTGCTCTCATGGTTCTCTCCTGTTATTTAATCTTCTTTAGTCTGCCCAGCTTGTATCAGTTAGCTGGTGTTCAATGGTTCTGTTTCTAAGCTGCTCGTTCTGCTTGGCTTGCTTTGCCTTAATCATTTCATGGCGCTCTCTATTCTTCTCAGCTTCCTTCCGCTTCCAAGTCCTAACACACGCCTGCCAGTCCTTCATCTTATTCTTGCCGATCATCCAGTTCTTACTATCATAGAAATCAAGGAACCCCTGAGGGTCTATGTTGGCCTGACTGGCATTACAGTAATCAATGACTTCAGTAAGAGTTGGTTTAACAAACGACTTCTTTACCTTTTTTTCTGGGGTGATAACCCCCTTATTCATTGTATTATTATCTGTATTATTAATTGTATTATTATCCTTAAACTTTTCTATGGGAGGGTCATCAACTTTTGTAGGGGAGGGTTGAAACTTTTCTAGGGTACCCTCCTCTACTTTTAGAGGGGAGGTATTAAACTTTTCTAGGGTAGGGGTATCAGCCATCTGGATGTAGCGGTGCTTGACCTGCTTAGTGCCAGGAACATACTCCAACTGCATGTTGATATAGCCACACTCACTTAGATTCTTAATCCACTTACTGATGGACTGAACAGACACTTCATACAACTCAGCGAAGTATCTATTGGATGCCCAACAGTATCCCTTCTCATTACATAGAGCAGTGATCTCACCATAGAGCAACTTGGCATTAGCGTTTAACCTTTTATCATACCTAACACTGGCAGGTATCATTGCGTAGTAGCCCTTCTTCTCCATACTATTCTCCCGCTTTAATAAACTCGCTGAGTGGAATGCCAAAGCTGTCTGACCACATCTTCATAGTAGTTAATGATGCGCCTCGATGACCGTTCATTACTAGGCTAATGGTTGCTAGGTTCACGCCAGACTGGCGGTTCAACTCTGCTTTAGTCCAACCCTGCTGTTCCATATAGAAAGATAACGCTTTAATAATGTTCATGCTTTGTTCCTTTGTTAAGTGAGGTGACATAATAGCAATCGGTAAATTAATTTGCAAGAGGTGTTGACATAATAATTTGCCTGCTGTAAATTACAACCTCACACAACGAGGAAGAAACTATGTACTATCGAGATGAAGACCCCGCAAGAACCAGTAGCCCAGACGAATGCTTCAATAGCTTTATGAGTGATCTGACTGGCCGTAGTGCTGATGACATTGACTTCTATGAGAAGCGTCCTATTGATCCAGAGCCAAGCCAGTATGAGAAGGAACAAGAAGCCCTCCGTAAAGCAGAGCACGACAAGCAGGTTAATTACTTCATGAAGGCTCAGATAGATCGCTATGCCCGCAGCAGTGAGCAACGTGATATGATGTACAAGCAACATGGGATTAAGGGAGAGTAACATGGGACAACGTGAAAGAATTATTGAGCACTTCAAAGGTGGCAACACCATCACATCGCTGGAGGCATTCTCATCACTGGGAGTGACCCAGTTAGCCAGCAGAATCTTTGACCTAAAGCAGCAGGGATACGAGATAGACTCGACTCGAATCAAAGTGAGCAATCGTTTCGGTGAAGAATGCAGTGTGTCAGAATACTACTTGGTAGGAGAATAAGATGGAAGACAGCTCCAGGTATACATTTGACATACGCTCAGCAGCAGTGCCAACACCGCCAAATAAAAAGTTCTTAGCTGATCTGGATCGCGGTGATCTGGATTGTCAGTTAGGAAACCCAGCCTTGGATAATGAGTCTCAGGCTTACTACACTGGATATGGCGCACGCTATGTCCTTGAACAAATGCAATCAGCAGGAGAATTTAACTAATGAAAACAGAATACACTAACTCTTTACTGGCAATTGATAAATTGTTTATCCTTACAGAAAAATCTTTGAGTGAAGCTACAAAAAGATACGATAACCTCGAAGCTAAATATTTGCGCCATAAACTTAAAGGAATTATAGAAGCAAGAAACGCAGTAGCCTCACTAATTACAACAGGAGAAACAGTCTAATGTTTCACAACTTACCAAAGGTAGAAGACATACCCAACTCTTACTCTAAAGAAGAGGTTAGAGTGGAATTATTTAAGCTGGTCAGCGAGCTAGATAAAATGGGCGATGAAGTTTACGCGGCTGATCCTAACATGGATGACGATGACTGGCTTGCTTACAAGCATATGAGTGTAGGTGCTATCTTAGCTATCGGGCATTTGCTGGGCGGAGAAGTTGCAGCAGAAATATTTAATAAAAAAGCAGACGAGGCGGAAGCCGAACTTAACAAGCAAGTAGGAGTAACACACTAATGACTAATAAAAAATCCGTATGGGCAACACTGTCCGCAATCGACTGTTCCGCTAAAGTAGAACAGAAAGGCAAGCTAACCTACCTATCATGGGCATGGGCATGGCAGACCCTGATGGAACATTATCCTGACTCTACCTATGAGTATGGCGCTCCGAACGGTATGACTAATGACACAGCAGAGGTTAATGTGGCTGTAACAGTAGAGGGTGTAACACACCGTATGTGGCTGCCAGTAATGGATAACCGCAACAAGTCTATCGTCAACCCTACCACTCGTGATGTCAGTGATGCTCGTATGCGGTGCCTAGTAAAGTGTATTGCCATGTTCGGTCTGGGCATCTACATCTATGCAGGTGAAGACTTGCCGGAGTCCACCAAGACTGAGGTGGTCAGTGCAGATCAATCATCAGAGATCAAAGCACTACTTGAGTTGACAGGTGCAGACGTTAAGCAGTTCCTGAAATACTTTAAGACAGACTCTGTAGATAATATGCTGGCTGTCCACCACACCAGAGCTATTGCCGCACTACAGGCAAAAGTAAAATGATCATCCTAACCGATGAGCAGGGTTCCCCTGAGTGGCTTGCCTCAAGACTGGGCAGGCCATCAGCCTCTAACTTTGGGAGACTGGTAACAGGTAGTGGTAAGCCTAGCAGTTCAGCAGAGTCCTACATCAATGAGATGATAGCTGAGAGATTGACTGGCCGAAGCAAACCTTTCTACACCAACGAGCACATGGAAAGGGGCAATGCCCTGGAGCCAGAAGCTAGGGAAGCCTATGAGTTCATCACTGAATTTGAGGTTGTAGAGACAGGGTTTATCCTGCATGACAGCGAGGAGTTTGGGTGTAGTCCCGATGGCTTAGTTGCAGAACAAGGTGGACTTGAGATAAAATGTCCATCTGATTCGGTACACGTTAGCTACCTGAGAGCAGGTAAAGTTCCTGCCAAGTATTACCAGCAGGTGCAGGGTTGCTTATGGATTACTGGCAGAGAGTGGTGGGACTTTATGAGCTACCATCCAGAGATGCCACACCTATTAGTGAGAGCACACCGTAACGAGAAGTATATTGAAGCGATGGCAGAGCAAGTTGAGAAGGCCGTCAAAACCATAGTAGAAGAAACGGAGAGATTAGTATGAAAGTTGGATTGAGCATTAAGTTAGACGTAACAAAGATCGACAAAGAGCGACTGTTTGAGGGTGCCAAAGGTACTTACCTAGACCTGACTACCTTCATTGATACTGCCGAGCAAGACCAGTACGAGAACAATGGCTTTGTATCTCAGTCAACTTCCTCTGAGGAACGTGAGCAGGGCGTTAAGACCCCTATCCTCGGTAACGTAAAGGTGTTCTTCACTGATGGTGATGCTGCTCCAGCTAAGTCTAAGGCCGCAGCCCCTGTCGATGAAGACATTCCATTCTAATGGAAGCCCTTGGTGCCGCCATCTTCATAATCGGAGCTGGCGGTATTCTCACAGGAATGATATTGCTGACTATGGATGAGCATAAGCAATGGAAGAACCGTAAGTTGAGAGAGCAAGATGATGAAGCCTAAAAGCTACAAGATAGTTGAGATGGCTGTTGACCAAGGCATAGGGTTTGGATTGAACAGAGCGTTCAAGCATACAGATGAACCCACCAGAGAGCAGATACACGCTGAAGTTGAGCGAGAAATAATGTTAGCACTCTCTGAATACTTTGAGTTTGATATACCATTACTGATATAGAATCCATGAATATGTATCATTATATATCATCAACGATAGCGAGTATAATCCGCCCCTCTTCTACTACTGGGGGTTCCATCGTGACCATCGCAATCATCATCGTAATCTGTGGCCTAGCTGCAATTGCATACCAAGACAT